TCAACATGCAGAAAACATCTTTGTTGTATCTGAGATTATTGACTCATTGGTATACGTTTCTTACACTTACGCATTCGATGACGTAGAAACGGCTAAAGAACTTGCCACAATAGTCGATGCAGATGATATCTACGATAACGTAGATGAAGACTTCCTTAATTTATATTCACCTAACTAAACCCTACAATTATGACAAACAAAATTAAATTCCCTATGCAATTATCCTTCGTGAAAGAGACTAGCCCGTGGTATCTGAGACCAATCTTCGGTCGTGACGCATGGTTTATTGACCTACCCGAGTACATCAATAAAGGTCTAGGTACCAAATTGAATCTGCAAATGGTTCGTGGTGCTGACGATCTACTTGATCATATCGGTCAAGGTAAAGAAAGAGTTACAATTACTGTTCATAATAGACCAACCAAGAAAAATCAAATGGAACTTATTATGTACAAACACGACTCATCGGGTGGCACATACAGAACTAATATCGCTGAGGTGCCAGATGTATGGTTGTGCAATGTTACTAAGTATGTCTTTGGTGGCAAGCATCCACTCAAAATCTACATAGATGCAAACTAAAGAGTTCAAAGTAAATATACCCCGGCAATCATACAATAAACTTCTACTGCGATTTGGTAGTGAGAAGAAAGCAATTGATATGTTAGAACTTCATATTGACTCTATGCTACGGGCTCAACGTAACTTACATAAACTTATGGATGAGCCCGTACTAGAACATGAAATAACTTTTCACGTGTATCAACCCCTTGCCCCTTTGTTGAATGATTATAGTGCTGAGAATGGAAAAACAATATCTGAGACCCTAACCGAAATAATAGACAAACTATGCAAAAGAAGGCGATAGGCTACATCCGTGTAAGTACGGATATGCAAGCAGAAAAGGGCACGTCCCTTGACAACCAAATAGATCGTATCCAACAATTTGCTATGCAAAGAGGATTTATACTGGAAAATATTTATGAAGATGCCGGTTATAGTGGAAAAAATACCAAGCGACCCGGCTTTCAAGACATGTTTAGTAGAATAAGAAAGGGCGGTGTGGAAGCAGTCATTGTATGGCACTCTACACGTTTTGCTCGTAATCTTCGAGACAATATCAATCACATGGCCGAACTCGAACAAAGAAAAGTTAAGTTCTTTTCTATTGAGGAACCAGAGATGTCTGGATCATCGGGTAAGGCAATGCGTAACTTGATGGCTGTTTTTGCCGAGTATCAATCAGATATAACCGGTGATCACACACGTTCAGTTAAAAGTAATCTGAAAAAGAATAAGAAAGTATATTGTGGGCACCCACCACTAGGCTACAAGAATGTAGATGGCGAACTCAAAATAGATAAGAAAGATTTTAAAATTGTCTCTGAGGTTCACAAGATGCATGCCAGTGGTACATCCTTACATAAGATTGCCAAATACTTAAACTATAATGGTTACACAGGAAATAAGGGAGGACGTTTCTACGCCTCTACAATTCAAAAAATAATTAATAACTCAATATATGATAAAAAAGAAACAGTTCATTGAAATGAAAGAACATGTAGAGATCTACAATAGCCTTCTAGACTCTATGGAGTTTATCACAGGTGTTCATCGTAACTTCTTCCGTGTAAAAAGAAGTCGTAGGGCAAACGAAATTACCTTACGTTATATGTTAGTTCATCTGCTACACAAGTACATACCTTCGTGGACATTAGAACAGATTGCTTGGAAGACCGGCATGGGAGATCACTCCTCTATAATACATAGTCTAAAGAAAGTAAACGAGTGGAAAGATATACCTCAAATGTTTAAGTCTGAGGTTGACATATTAAATAAAATAGAAACAGACTATGGACAAAGAATCGAAAGTTTTGTTTGAGCATATCCTGGTACAATTGCACGGCAAGGTACCCGAGGAACTTAAATCATTATTGGTAGTCAAAGCTAGTTTTAGCGCACCTACACTAGAAGAAGTCGAAGCCTATCTGAAGGAACTTAAAATCTTTGAGGCGAAAGCTAATGCCTTAAAGTTTCATAGTTTCTATGATGCCAAGGGGTGGATGATCGGCAAGAACAAAATGAAAAATTGGAAGAGTGCGGTAAAGACTTGGTCCTTTCCGAAAAATCAACTAGTATTGTAAATAATTTTAAACTATGGTAAAAAAAGTAATTAAATTTATATTCATGATACTTTTCTATTCTCTTGCGTTGTACTGTGCTCTTTTATTTCAATGGGTAATATGAACAATAGCGATAAGTTATACCGATTGGGTATTGATCTTAGAGGTCACCAATATGGTCAAGTCAAAACTATGTGTCCCAAATGCAGTAATGGTAGGAAGAAAAAAGACCCATGTCTTTCAGTAGATATCGATACGGGTCTATTCAAGTGTCATCACTGTGATTGGAAAGGTAGTGTAAATCAATATGTCCGGCCGGAGAGTCGGGCAGAAGTTAAAACCTCTGGTGTGATTACTTACTTTGAAAAGAGAGGCATCACAGAGAAAACCATGAGGGACTTCAAAATAACAGAAGGGGTCGAATGGATGCCCCAAGATCAAAAGGAACATAAAGTAATTTGCTTTAATTATTTTCTTGAGGATGATTTAGTCAATATCAAATTTAAGACGAGCGATAAGAAGTTCAAGATGGTCAAGGATGCCCAGAAGATACCCTACAATTTAAATTCTATTCTAAAAAGCGATAAGGTTATTATCTGCGAGGGCGAAGAGGAATGTATGGTGTGGCATCAATGTGGTTTTCCCTTTGCTGTCAGTGTGCCTAATGGTGCTAGCAAAACCAATAATAATTTAGATTGGTTGGACTCAGTGTATGAATACTTCCAAGGTAAAATCATTTATCTGGCCACAGATAACGATGAGCCGGGGCGTAAATTAGCAGAAGATATTGCACGTAGGTTTGAAGCGGAAGATATACGGATGATAAGTTTTCCCGAAAAAGAAAAAGATTCTAACGATGTCTTAGTTCATATTGGAGAGCATGCTGTTATCTCAATGTTTCAAACAGCAAAGCAGAAGCCTATCAATGAGATTGCTACTGCTGAGGATTATCGTGAAGTCATATACGGTTATCATGAATCGGGTTATCCCGTTGGGGCTCAGATTGGAATGTCTGAGACCGATGAGCATATCACATGGAGTAGAGGCGAGTTAGTTGTTGTTACAGGAATCCCAGGATCGGGTAAAAGCACGTGGCTTGACTTTGTATACACTCGTTTGGCAGTACGATCAGGTTGGCGTTTTGGTATATTCAGCCCAGAGAATGTGGCACCACTGAAGATTACTCGTTTGAGTGAGCAGATAATGGGCTACCCTTTGAAGAAAATGAATAAGATGCAAATTGATAGGGCTATCAGTAAAATCAATCAGCACTTTTACTTCTACAATATCGAGCAAATGGAGGATTATTCCATAGATGGTATTCTTTCTATTGCCAAGAATATGATAAGGAGACATGGTATTGATTGTCTTTGTTTAGATCCGTTTAATTACATCTCATTGCAAAGCACGGATGATAATAGTAATGAAAAGATTGGAGAATTACTCAGAAAATTAAAACAATTCGCAGTTAAAAATAATGTCAATGTTACACTTGTTGCACACCCTAGAAAGATGGACAAATCAAATGGGTCCTATAATGTTCCTCGCTTATACGATATTAGTGGGAGCCACCATTTCTTTAATGTGCCTGATATCGGTCTGGCCATCCATAGAAATTATGTAGATGGTAGTAATGACCCGGTAGAATTGCACGTACAAAAAATGAAGTACCACTTCCGAGGATCTCTTGGTAAGGTGGAATATCAATTTGAACCCAGTACAGGTAGATACTCGGAGGATGGACACTTTAATAAACTCATAGACTATGTACCAACTGATGAACAAGATTTGTTCGGCCCATTATAAACGAGGAGAGAAGGTTAAGGAATTTAATCTGAGCCCCTTTTACTATAAGACATACGTGCTTAAATTCAAACACACGTGTTTCACATATAGAGGGGGCATAGTTCCTATTGTTTGTGAGGGTTGGATTTCTTTAGACGGATACGATTATTTAGAATTGAATACCTCCATTGGTGTTCAGTATGTACAAAACTTTACTTATAAAATATGATAAAAATATACGACATAGAAACATTTCCAAACTTTTTCTCTTACATCGATATAGATACAAAGACAGCAGAACTCAATGAGTTTGTTATTTGTGCCTGGAGAGATGATTCAGAGGCATTCATCAACCACATCAAAGCAATAGACAGAGCCAAAGGTGGTATGGTCGGATTTAATAATGTGCATTTCGATTGGCCTGTAACAAATTTCATATACAATATGTTACAACCTACCGCTGAAAAAATCTATGATTACGCCCAATCTATTATACGTGACGAGGTTCCAAAGAGACAAAAGGCATGGATAAAACAATTGGATCTTTTATTATTGAATCACTACAACAATAAGGCCCGGTCTGCCTCATTGAAAAGTCTCGAGGTCTCCTTGAATTGGCATAACGTAATGGACATGCCTTTTCACTATACTCATATTGTACTACCAGAAGAAACTGAAGCCATCTTAGAATACAATCGTAACGATGTACTCTTCACTTTGGAATTCTACAGACAGAACAAGGACAAGATCAAGATGCGCAAAGCAATTGGTAGTAAGTACAAAATGAATATTAGCAATAAGAGTGATGTAGATATCGGAGAAGAAATCTTTGTTAAGTATTTGAGCAATGCTATGGATACCGATCCCTATCAATTAAAACAAATCAGAGGCAAGAGAGCCAATGTACCATTGAAGAATATCATCTTTGATTACATCTCATTCAAGCACCCGGCATTAAATAAACTACTGGAAACCATGCGCTTAACAGTTGCATCGCCAAACTATTTAGATGATTTCATTTCTAATTTAAATATGAGCATGAGTACCAATGATTTACAGGACATTTTGAATGCAAATAATATCGATA